CAGAATACCAATCCATATCGACCTGATAGATTACATCTGAATCATAGCCGCCAACAAAGGTTTTTCTATAGGCCGTTACTCCATACGTTCCCAGCCATCGGTTCCTGCCCTCGCTAGAGCGTTCGTGCCAAAGCTGTGTGCTTAAATCAAAAACAAAGGTTTTTCCGCCAGTTGGAAAACTAATAACATAGAATTTCTTATTGTGCTGGGTATAGCAAAAACCAACAGCATCAGAAATATCACTCATAGCCTCAATTTCTCTTGAAATGCTATCGGTGCTTATAATCTGAGGTTGGTAGCCCCTAGCTTGATAAATACTATTATCACTCCCTAGCCAGAAGATGCTGCGTTCTATCTTTGCCACGCTCCCCATAGCGCCGCATCCTATTTCCTGCGCCGCGCCGTCCGTTGGCTCAAAAGGAAAATCCGCCGAACCCGTGTTGCGCCATATTTCAATGGAATCCTCCAAAAATATCCACAAATCGCCATATGCGCCAAAGAGCTTTGTAATATTGCCCGGCGAGCTATTAACCGATGCAAAATCGGTGGCGTCAAAACTGGTTGGGTCTTCTAGGCTCGATATGAAAAACTGCTTAGGAAGTGCCGCTTTTTTGAATATAAAATAGCCCTTCAAATAGGTAACATCACTTGCTGTAATAAAATCAGGGTCTGTTATCTGTGATAGAGTCGCCGTTCCCGTATTGTAAGCATAGGACACGCTGTCGGCCACTATAACCAGCCAAGTGCCGTTGTTGGCAAATTTTACCGGCTGTGTGCCGTTAATGGTTCCGATGCTCGTTGCCGCGCCATTAACATCAATGCTATACAACAACGTTCCGGCCACTGCATAAAGAACGCCGCCGCAAACATGCAAGCCCCTTATCTCGTCATTATTACTGGCATTTAAATTGCTAAAAAGTCGCAAGCCCGGCGTATTAATAAGAACATAATCTACCCGCGCATTTTGCTGCCTAATATCCCGCGCCAAAACCATCATATTCTGCAAATATTCTACACTAAAGGGCGCGGAATAACCTTTAGCGTAGGTTGCTGGTAGTGATACCCTTGTCATAGAATCCTAGAGCGCCGATATGGCGATGAAGGCATGCTAGAAAAGTTTGTAGGAAATGTGGCGCTTGAAATAGGCATGTAGCGAGCGCGAAATTGATTTTTTGCGCCCATCAAAAGCCGCGTTTGTTCGGCCGTTAATTGGGTGCCATATTCAACGGCCATTTGTTCGGCCAGCATATATGTAACGGATTCTATGAGGTCATCATAGACATCAAGCTCATCGGTTAACGCTAAAATGCTAGGCGACGGCGTGTATTTTGGGTATCGTATTGGCCACGATAGCCTCATCTGGTTGAGTATCTCTAGCGCGTCCGCCGCCTCCTCCGAGGTCAACGAAACTCCCGTTTGCTTCCGGCGTATCATCCGCGCCGTTCGATTTATCACTTGTTGTGCTGTCGCCATCGCTTATCACCTTCTTCGCTACATCGTTGTAAAAACAACGTGTCCACGCATTGTGACCATAGTGGGCAACATCCATATCCGTCAACATCATGATTTTACCGCCAACGTGGCGATAGCGCCCGCAAAATACATAGTCCTCGCCTATGTACATATTGCCCTGTACTTCAAAATCAAAGAGACGGAATATCTGCTCTTTCATTTGGTCATCAAAATACAGCAAGCCCGGATAGGCATCGCACATTTTTTCGTATGCCTTACGGCTAATAAGCATAGCGCCAGTGCCAATACCTTGAACTTCCGCCCATCCATTAATGATAGGAAATTCGCCGCGTGCATTAAAAGCAAATTTCATTTCTTCGCTTTTTAACGGGTAGGCAATGCCGCATAATTCGTGATTGGATTGAATTAGGTTGCGAATTGCCTCATATGGCAGAACTATATCGGAATCCCAGAAAAAGGCGTAATCAGCGCCATGCTTAAAAGCAGCATGAAGCAACTGATTACGACTCCGGGGGAGGATACTGTCACCTAGTTTTGTTTGCCAAAATAGGTTGATTCCGTGTCGAGCACAATCGGCAAAGTTTAATAATACACTGCGAGCTGTCTCTACGTAGCATTTTGCGTCATGGCTCGGCATAAGAACCATGACGTCAATGCTCTTTTTTTCTTCTGTCATTATGCGCTTACCAAGCCAAGTGCAATGAGCTTGGTGCGAATATCATTGGTTAAGGTTAAGTTGGTAGCCGCATCTGTTGCCGCTGCTGCAATCGAAGCTCTTACTACGGGAGTTACTCCATAGAAGGAGATTTTATCACTGGCATCTTGACCAAAAGTAGTCCCAGATGAGTTGTAACGCGATAAGTGTTCAACTGATTGACTTGACATGTTTTTATCTCCTATGCCTTAAGCCGTTAGCCTGCAAACACCCTGAGGCCGCACCACTTTAACGGCAGCGACGGCATCTAAGCGCCAGATTTCTTTGCGATTGATAATATCATATTGCTGACCGACTGTCACGCTAAAACCGTTTATATTGCGGTTTACGACAGGGCTTGCGCCGGCCATGTTAGGCACTTCATCAAAAGGAACCATTGCAATTTGCACTGCGTTCTTATTGAAGAGAAGATTTTGCGAATAAGCCGTACCAGCCGTTCCAGTCAACCATGTAAGGGCTGCACCGTTGGTTGCGGTTGTGGTCACCGTGCGGTGAGCGCCGGTTGTAATAATTGGCGGCGAAATAATAACGCCAGTGGTGCTTGTGGTCGTACCGTTTGCGGTTACGTCCTGCATCACAACAAATGTTTGTTGCTGGCCGGTATCTTCTTGAGTAATCGGGTTGACGCTGTTAACGCCAGCAATCCGGAATACATCGCCGCGACGAATGACGGCGTTTGCTGTAATACCTGTTGTTACAAGTGTCTGCTGATAGTTATTGTCCTTCACAGACGCATATGTAACGCTTTGGTTTGCACCACTAATAGTACCAGCGGCGGCCGGCGTGGATGATGTATGCCGGCGAATCAGGCTGCTCTGGTATGTATCAAAGCCGCCCAGCATACCCAAGCGATTTTGCTCCAACGCATCTAGCGCCTTGCTGCTGCTAAATGGGTTAAGGCCAACAACGGTATTTGTTAAAGAGTAATAGGTTGCATTGTCAAAAACCGCGACCAAATCGCGAGACATGCCCGCGTTATCAAGGCGCGTTTTGCAGTTTGTTACCGCCGTTAATGAGTTTGGAATGCTGCCTGGCGTACCTTCAAAATGGTAGGCGTTGAGGTACATTTGTTGAGCAATAAAGCTATCAAAATTGTTCGCCAATGTCCGAGCTGCCGGCGTAATGAAACGCTCTTGGAAGCTGTCAACATCTAATTTTAAGTCTTCGTGGGTAAAGTGAAGACCAACGTTGCGGTCGAAGTTAATCTGTAAACGAGCAGAGCCTTCAAAGCTATCTTGCTGGCGCAATGTAGGACCATCAAAGGATTCGTACTCGGCCGGCAAGCGAACGTCGATATAGTCGCCCTTTTTCTTGCCTGTCAGCATTTCGTTTTCATAGGTGCGTGATACGAGCTTAGCAAAAACAAGCTCATTCATAAACGACTCAGCGGCCAATGTAGCCACTTCTGAGATGGTTAAAAGGTTTGGGTTATTTGACATTGTTTAGCCTCAAGCTGAGCGGTTGAATTTTTGTTCCTTTTGTTTTCGTCTCCACTCCAAATAATCAACAGGCGGCATTTCTTTTAATGCTCTGGATGTATCTAAAGGCTTCCCTGTATTGCCAGTGCCTAAAGTCGTTAATGATGTGGGGGCGTCAACTTTTCTAACGGATTTTCCGCGATTAAAAGAAACCCTTGCGGATATTTCTCCAATGCGAGCGCCTAATGCTGCTGGTGAGTACCTTAGATTTAGCAATTCGGTCACTAATTCAGGGTTTTTTGCCAGATAATAGGTCACTTCGGCGCTATTATCGGTTGCACCAACCGCCTGAACAAAGGCTGGCTCGTTCAGCTGCAATACAGGGCTATTGCTAACGACTGTATCGAAATCTGGGTATATCTTACGCGCAGTTTCGGAACTTGCAAGATAATTTTTCTGCATTACCTCCCATTGGGCTTGCTGGCTAATTTGCTCGCGCTGTTGATTAGCTTGCGCATCGCGTTGTTGCAGCATCTGAACGGCTCTCCAAGCCGCTCTAGCCTCTTGATATTCCCCGTATGTTTGGAATTGCTCCTCTTTCGGCTCAGCGAAGTTATTAACAACCGGCGCTTGGCTTAATTGCAGCTTAGCTTCAAGCTCTTTCTTCTGATTTACCAACTCTTTAATGCGTTCTTGAGCTGTTTTTCGGTTGCGTTTTTTTTCAGGCGTTGCTGAATTGTCACTATCTTCATTGTCTGATAGTTCGTTTTCGGTTTCAATGCCGGCATCTATTTGCGGCGCGGATTCCGTTTTATTGGGTGATGCCGGCTGCTGGGATGACTTGTTGTCCTTGGCTTCCGGTGCTGGGGATTGCCCCGCCCGTGTTGATTCCTGCTCCATTAAAAATACTCCCTATTTGTTGTAGAACGGCGTTGTTGATGAATTCTTGCAATCGACCAGATATAGCCGATACCTCAGCTTGCTTTTTTAAAAGGTCGAGCGATTTACCTTGATTATCAAGTTGCGCGCCCTCGATTTCCGCCTGTTTACTCGCCATTTCCATTTCTTGGAAGGGATTGGGTGGCGGTGGCGGCGGGTTGTAAAATTCCTGCAGCCTTTTTCTAATTTCGTCAGCTTCGTTAATATCAAGAGAGCCTATAAGAATGTCCGCTATTTTTGGCGCAACGTCGGGCATTGTTTGCATAAGCTGGATAAGCTGCTCGGCGGTTTGTTGGCGCTTGGTGGTGTATCCTGGACCCGTTTCTACAGCAACGTCATACTTTCCAACGGTTATATCGTTTTCGTATGCTATTATCTGGCCGGTATTAGGGTCAACAATCGGCACGTTAACAAACGCAGCACTGATGTCTCCTTTGACATCTAGCATCCTAACCGAACGCTCAGCATTGTAGTATATCGGGATTAAATCATTTAAGATTTTACCAACATGCTTTATGCTGTACCGCAAATTATCTAAATACACATAAGTGCTGGTATCGGCCTCAGATTGCCGCGCTAAAATAGCACGTCCCGATGTTTCGTTGCTTTGCTTGCCCAATGCCGCATCGTAAATTCCAGTTGTGGCCTTCATGTCCTCGGCGGCTAAAGCTATCTGATTGCTCATGCCTGAGCTGCTAACGGGCGGCTGTTGACGCTGCGGCGTAAATCCCGGCATTAATGGGTCAGGATTAAACAATATATAGGGCAGGGCGCGCTTGTTGGCCTGTGACCAATCGCCCTCATAGTTTTCAACGTTAGCGGGCGTTGCCAAATACGGCGCTTTATTCTGCAGCTGCACCAACTCTATCTCGGCAGACCTAAAGAAGTTATACATGCGCTGCGCGTCTTTTGCAAAACGTACTATGCCGTGGCGATAGCATTTGTTACCGTTAAAAATCTCCTCACCGATAACCGGAACAATGGGGATATATTTACCCGGCCACGTAATCGGCTCCTGAAGAATCTCAGCGCCGCTCATGAGGTATTGCATTATTTTATAACCTGATGCGCGACGCATATCAATCACCGGCAAGCTCTGTATTTCTTGCTCCGTTCGGTCAGTTACATCGAGAATTTCACCGCTCTGTAGGCGCACAATGATGCGCTCAATTGGTTTCTTGCACCAATATTCGCAAACTAAAACGCCCGTTGGGTCTGCCCATGAAATGCTATTAGAGGTTGAATATCTTTTTGTTATATCATCCCATGAGGTATAAACCGCTTTAGGGAATCGTTTTTTAAAACTATCCTCCGTCATGCTTTCCACAACAAAGCAATAATTTGCATCTTCGCGGGTTATGCTGCGCGAATCCGGGTCCCAAACCACTCCTAACGGGTTTTGAATGGCCTCAATGATTAAATCAGGATTAAAAATATCATCTTGGTTTTCGATAGGCTTTACGCGGATGTGGCCAATGCCGCATATTGTAGATTTTTCGGCGGTGGCAGCATAAACATATCCAGCATTGCTGCTGTTTTCAATAAAACGAATAATGCCTGCGCGTATTTCCGCTATTTTAGCATCGCCCTGCGAATCAACGGGAATGATTTTAATGCGCGGCGCGTTCTGCCTTATGTCGCCGGTAATCTGTTTTACGAATTGTGGTATGCGATTTATGGTAATGCATGGCCTGCCTTCGGATTCACGCTCGCTGCGCAGGCTGTTATCCCATTGCTCACCAGAAGCGAAATCTAAATCTTCGATTGCGTGGTCTAAATTTAACCTTTCAGCATCAACGGCGTATTCATAACGCTCTCTTGCCTCACTGAGAATGGTGTTCAAATCTTTTTCTTGGTCGTTTATGACATCCATGCAGTGCCTCGTGCGCGAGGGTGGGTGAAGCGCCCTTGAATGGGACGCTTTTTCTCTGGTTCGGTTAATGCATAGCGCAGCATCATTATCGCATAACGCGTTGCGGACAATAAGTCATCATTTATTTTTACAATTTGCCCATTTTTTCTGTGGAATAAGTCCATTTCTTGAAACCAATCATCACAGGTATTAAATACTTTTAAGCGCCCACTTTGCATTCTTTCCAGCATATCTATGACGCCAGCTTCAACAGAATTGCTTCCATCTGGCCATGTGGCACGCTCTGGCAGCATTTTTAATCCATGGTCGCTGTATAGCTGCGAGGTCTGATAACCAGCATTTTTATCGTGCTGCAGGGCATCATGTGGCCATGCCCACGGTATCCATGCGCCCCATTCAAGAAGCGAAGGGGCTATTTGCATCGGCGTACTTTCCTTGCGCCGAAAGGTTTTCGCGACATAAACAATATCACTATCACGGTCATAGCCCAAATTTACCGCTGCAGTTGGGTGGTCCCATCCAATATCTATCCCGTTGATTTGTGCAAAATGATTAGGAAACGTAAAGGGTTCGCAAGCAATAACGTCGCGAGCTATCGGGAATATTTTACCACTGCCTAGTATGGGGCGGCCAAAAGCGCGGGCTTCCAATTCCCACGGCTGGTATGATGCCAATATACGCTGCTTTTCGGATGCACTGTAATGGAGAGCATCGTCAATAGTCATAACGGTTGTATTGCGATACGGATTTATATCATATAAAAATTGCCTAACAACTTCGGTTATCCCTTCGAGAGGCGTAAACGTCAGAAAAACCATGCCGCCGGTGGCGTTGGTGCGGGTTTTTCCCTCGGCGTAAATTTCTGTAGGCGGCTCCTCGTCAAACCAAACGAAATCAAGCGTCGCAGCTTGCCATTTTTCGCGTCCCTGTTCGTAACTTTTAAATTGGATAACACTTTCACCGCCTGAAACATGACGCACAAAAGCTGTATCTACGGCGTCCGGTATGCCTCTTGCCCAACTGATTTTAGAAACATCTAAATGACTACGCGGGATAGCGCCAGTGCCGAGCAAATCCCTGTTGCGCAAGTCGCCTAACAAATGCATCTGGACAGTATCGCGGGTAGTGATGTTGGTAACGCCGCCCGCCCAGGCCTTGACGGGCTTATCGAAGCGTCGGCCAGACCACCAATCGGGATATAGTCCCGTTAAATGATAGGACACCTCACCCGCGCCGCAATAAGTTTTGCCAAGCTGGTTCCCTGCAAGAAGCAGGCGCTCTGGAAAATTTAGGCCAGCAGTATGAAAATCCAGTTGTTTTGGATACGGTTCATAAGCAAAAATTCGGTTATATTTTAAGACCTCTTGGCATTGCTCTTCTAGGGCAGCCAACTCCAAATCAGAAAATTTATGTAACGGGTGGCTCATGATATTTGGCGCGGTATTTTTTAATCTCCGATACCACAAGCGCGGCATCCTCTGGTTTTACCGCCGCATCGGCGTTTACGTTTAGATTTTGGTTGCGTGATTCTTGTTCGATTTTTTCCGTCTAACTAAACTTATTGGCCATAAAGGATTTCCAAACAGC